CGCAGGCTGTGAACGGCAAACGTTTGCCGAAGATCGTGTACGCGCGGCCCCTTGCCCCGTCCCCGGTGCGATATACCTGCTTCAAAAAGAAACCGGCGAAACCACGGATAAATCGTAAACGGTTCAACGCAGCCACCGTATTTGTTCGGAAAGAAATATGCGGTATCCGGGCACAGGAGTTCCATCCGCTCAGAATACGCGCGGCATCTGTCAGCAAGGGAATCGGACATCGGCACCAGACGATCCTTTTCGTTCTTTGCGTTCAGGATGGTCAGCACACCGTCGTCCAGCGAAACATCACATTTTTTGAGATGACATGCCTCGGCGCTCCGCAGACCGCAGCCGTATAGAAGCCGGAGGATCATCGGCATCACTTCGTGGATAAACGGTGATACCGTGCAAGGCGTCATTTGGTCAGCAGCATGAAAAATCGCCTCCAATTCCTCTGTGGTGAAGATGTACGGCGCATAACTCTGGGACACCGTGTTCTTCCGAACCGACAAAACATATGCCGCCAGCCCGCATGACGAAAGAAACAGCGCGAACTGACGGATTGCAGAACAACGGAGATGCAGGCTTTTGGCTGCTTCGCCGGCTCGTTTTTCAATCCACTGTTCTGTTAATTCTTTTGTCAGCGTCGGTTCGGTAATTTTCTGTTCCACGCAAAAAACATCAAACCGGCGAAGCTGGTGTTCTTCTGTGCCGTAGCGGTATCCCAATGCTCGTTTTTGCGTGATGAACGCCTCAATATACGCCGCAAACGGGCTTTGGAAGGAAGTTTTGCATGGTTTCATCACACGCTCACCTCCAACGCGCAGCTCCGCAGTTGCTCTACAGCAATTTTAAGATATCTGGCGGTGGTATTCGTCTCGCTGTGACCAAGGGCTTCCGACACAACCGGCAGCGGCGTTCCATTTGCCAGCATACTGCTCGCCAGGCTGTGGCGGAACACATGCATTCCGTGCCTTTTGCCCGGAGGCACATGGATGTTGGCTGCTTTAAAGTATTTGGAAATGATGTTGTTCAGGTTGTTGTCCCGCTCGAAAGCATCGTATGGGGCGATGTGGCGCACAAATATGACTTTGCTATCGGTTATGGGACGTCCGTTTTTCACATAGTCAATAAGCGCCCATCCAAGTTCATCCGAAAGCGGAAGGACGATCTCGTTACCAGTTTTGCTTTGAATAAAACGGATTTCAGCCGTATCCCAGCGAATATTTTCAAAGCGCAGTTCGCGGATGTCGCCGACACGCAGTCCGAGCCGGGCGGCAAGCAACAGGATTGCGTAATCGCGTTTTCCCTGCGGGTTTTCCCTGTCCACGGCTTCCAGAATTGCCTGAATATCTTCCGGCGAGTATGCCGATGGGATTTTGGCTCCAGCTGGGACGCGCACCGAAGGGCAGAGCAATGACAAATCCGACGAGGTGACGCCGTCCGCAAACAGCAGGGGCAGAACAGAACGCAATACATAAAGATCAAAGGCAACAGTGGTCTTCGCCAGCGGCTCAAGCGTAAGGAAATACTCGCGCATATGAGCCGCCTCAATCGCTTCTATCCGCAGGTTACGTGATTCCAAGAAGGATACGAATCTGCGAAGGTGTACGCTAAACTGCCGTCGCGTTCTCTCTGCTATGCGGTTTTGTGCGCAATATTTCTCCGCTGCTTCAAATATGCACTGGTATCGCCGGGGGAATATCTCCCGCTTAGTATGATTGCGACGCAATACATACCCATACCGCTGAAAATCGCAGAGCATACCGGCGGCGCGGTAATAGGTTTTTTGCGTTCTGGTAAGCGAGTTCCCATCGCTGATGCCGTAATGTTCGCGCAAAAACTGCGTCATCCACTCGGCGTCGGCAGTTACGATTCCTTTCTCATCGGCGTAACAGGCAAGCTGTCGCCAGACGTGCCGGTAGTGCCGTAGGGTGTCAACGGTGTAATTTTGTGTCACCAGATACGATTCAAGTCTGTTGACAAGTGCTTGAACTGGTGATTGATTTGGGGTTGGTTGATTCATTTCGATACCTCCACAAAAATATTTCCCTTGATTGGGATGATATAAGTGTGGAATATTATGCGAAGAAAATCAATCAACCGTGAGAGTTAGAGCGTGCCATACTGCTGAAAATGCAGAATAACTTAGCATAACGTTCTTCTTGCCATAATGTATACCGCAGGATGCATTTGCAAAGGCCCCAGCTTTTCTCAACCGTCTGACTAATTCCTGCAGGCATTCTATGTCCTCCCGGTAGGTGAGGATGGGGCTTACCAGTTCCACACTGTATTCGCGAGAAGCCGCTACCTTTTGACGGCCGCTTCGCTTTTGGCATGAGATACTTCCATCACTCATAAGCTTCCAAACTCGTCCGTCCGGCGCTATGACCTTCTTGGTGTCGTAATAATCGCCTACGCTGGTAATTGTCCCACCAAGGTATTCAGATGTAACTCTTGCTGCTTCATTTCTTGTAATACCTGTTAATTCAATTTCAATTCCAAATCTGCTTGTTAACACTGTGTTTTTCCTCCTGTGCTTGTATGCTTTGTGCCTTTCGGCATGTACATATATCACTCTAAAAGGCTTATATAGCAAGCAATATTCAAGAGAAAAAACACACAAATATATGGGTGGGGTAGGCTACACTGAGCCTAATCCTTTACAGCTTTTTCACTAAATCCTCACCATAAACGACACCAAGGCTTGAACCTCTATCCCAAGTACAGAATATCGTACCTGTATCATCCACGAAGTCCACTGTACCTTTGTCTCCGGGTCTCAATTTGGAGTACTGGTCACTCATCCGTACCAATTCAACACGAGTTCCAGCCGGGTATTGCTTTCGGAGTCTCTCCACAGTCTCCTTTGAAGGGAACTTATTCATAATTTGATACCTCCGTCACTTTGGCTGGAGCACCATTCTTAAATGCACTATTGCCAGATAGGTTTCTGAGCAGGATTTTTCGCGCAGTTTTATACTCGTCGCCCACAAAACCCAATCTTATTAGGAACACTCGAAAAGCGAACTTTTCATTCTCAACCGGCTTATCCTTTGCAGTCACGCGATGCTGTTCCTTTGCAGCTGCACAAAGGGCACCAATGAAGCGAGAGTAAGCAGAAACCTCCTCGGGCTCAATCCCGAAGCGGAACCATGGAAACCTGATTGTTGTTTCTGTCCGCTCTATAGGCAGCGCCTCAGTTCCGATTGCCTTTTTAATAAGCGAAGCCTTGCTTGCAATGAGCCGTTCCAGATTCTCGAGTGCTGAGTCGGTAAACCCATCAAGCGGCATTTCTATCGTAAGCGTATCACACATTTCACCGGTGCCTGCTTCATCACTTTCGTAGGTAAAGCCGAGTTCCAGAAGTTTTTTCAGTAAGTTCTGGATGGTAATTTCGTCCGTGCGATCATCCCATGAAAGAATCCCATCCTTGCTGATGCTGATATTGTCTACAACATAGGCAAAGCTCGGTGCACCTTTATAAACAGGTTCAAAGCCGAGGGCTTCTCCTATTGCCTTGACGAGTGCTTTTCTTGCCTCGCCGGATACATTGAATCTTGCTTCCATTTTCGTTAGCCTCCTTAGCTTTTTAGTGATTACATATATCACTCTAAAGCTGTGGAATAGCAAGTAATATTGAGCAGGAATAAATGTGCATCAGGCTGATTCAACCTCGCTGAAAGCCATCTTCACACCGTCCCGAATGAGAAACACATTCTCCTTGCTGCCAACCTGCTCGATATATCGTTTTACGATTACATCACAGAACTTCTCATCCAATTCTACTGTATAGCAAATCCGCTTGGTCTGCTCGCAAGCGATAAGGGTACTTCCCGAACCGCCAAATGGATCTAGTACAATACACCCTGTCATGCTGGAGTTTAGGATAGGGTAGGCCACCAGCGGAACTGGCTTCATCGTGGGATGGTCAGCATTCTTTTTGGGCTTGTCAAACTCCCAGATGGTTGACTGCTTGCGGTCGGAATACCAGGCGTGCTTGCCGTTTTTCTTCCAGCCGAACAGGATTGGCTCATGCTGCCATTGATACGGTGATCGTCCAAGCACCAGCGATTGCTTCTTCCAGATACATGTGCCGGAAAGGTAAAAACCGGCGTCATCAAAAGCTCGACGGAAGTTAAGGCCTTCGGTGTCAGCATGAAATACATAAATAGACGCGTCCTTCGTCATCGCTTTTTCAGTGAGGGTAAACGCGTCTAAAAGGAACTGATAAAACTTTTCATCGGCCATATTATCGTTCTTAATCTTTCCGGCTGTGCCTTCGTAGTTAACATTGTACGGAGGATCAGTCACCGTAAGGTTTGCCAGCTTTCCGTCCATAAGCAGATTGAATGTTTCATCCTTCGTGCTGTCACCACACACAAGACGGTGCTGTCCTAGCAGCCATAGGTCACCCAGTTTCGTAATAGCAGGTTTTGAGAGTTCTTCGTCCACATCAAAGTCATCGTCTTTGACATCCTCGATACCGCCCAATAGCTTATTCAACTCTGCATCGTCAAAGCCCAGGAGCGACAGGTCAAAGTCAACCCCCTGCAATTCAGAAAGTTCTACCGATAACATTTCAGTATCCCAACCTGCGTTCAAGGCAAGGCGGTTGTCAGCGATTATGTATGCTCGCTTCTGTGCTTCGGTCAAATGCTCAGCGAATACACAGGGGACCTCGGTGATACCTTCCTCTTTGGCGGCAAGGACTCTGCCATGTCCTGCGATTATATCTAAGTCTTTATCCACTATGACCGGATTAACGAAACCAAACTCCCGTAGGCTCGCACGAAGCTGGAGAATCTGTTCCTTGCTATGTGTACGAGCATTCCTTGCATATGGCACCAGCTTATCAATATTTACTTTTTCTATTCGTTCAGTTGTATTCACAATCTTCTACCGTCCTCTCCTACCTGAAAGCAGAGCTTCCATAATATCGTCCTGCGGATTACCAATGAAAGCCGTAGTACAGTTTTGCTTGACTATGTCAAAGATCTCATACCAGAGCAGGTTAGCCTGCTTTTGAAACGACTGGCTCATTTGCACGAACGGACTGGCAATCGCACCTCCCGTTGTTGGGTGCTTGCCTAAAAGGCCGTAGGTGCTTATCGCTTCTTCACACTGGATGTATCGTGTAAACGACTGCGCATAAGCTTCGACGAGTCTTGGATTTACGAATTTTTCACAGCCACGTTCCTTGAGCCATTTCCATGTTTCGATAAACAAGGCATCAGCACCCAGTGGTTTACCATCTTTTTGCCGTGCGCTGAGGTATTCACTCGGCGTCGGCATATCTTCACCATTCAAGTCTGCTGTGTCGTCCAGTTCACTTGCTTCGAGCATGGACTCTGGCTTAAACTCCGGCGCTTCCAAAATCCGTGCGGTTTTACCTGCTGCGATTTTTTCCGCAAGAGGCTGTGGTTTGTCTCCGGCACGCACGCGGCGCCCACCTCTATTTGTACCGTCTTTTGCCACGTGCCTTCACCTCCTTGCTGTGGCAGGGTTTAATACCCCGTTTGAACCTGAATTTTTTCGCGCGTGACCCCACGCCCGTTGCACGCTAAAAAAGTCACAGAGATTTTGACCGCCCCTTCCTGTTCCATCTTCCACCTTCTCGTGCGGTGATCTCAGAGTGACAGGAAGAACACAAGGACATAAGATTACTCGTTTCATTTGTCCCACCACAAGACAGTGGTTTTATATGGTGTACTTCTTCGGCAGGTGTAATCCGACCTTGCTTCTCGCAACGCTCGCAGAGAGGGTGCTCCGCTATGTATCTGTCTCGGATGCGCTTCCATGTTCGATTGTACCGTTTCCTCACAGCAGGATCGCGGTCATAGCGTTCATAACGTCTGGCTTCCTGCTTGGCGTGTTCGTCACAGAATCTACCATTAGTCAACTTAGGACAGCCAGGATGAGAACAAGGGCGCTTAGGTTTATAGGGCAATTGGATCACCTCGCTTGGGTAAAAGAAAAGCCCTCGTGGTTTTTCCCTCGAAGGCTCTCGTCACAATATTCGATGGTATAACTATACCATATAGGAAAGCAAACATTCCCTCATAATTCCCTCATGTTTATCCAAACAGCATGCTGCGTAGATGATTTAGTGCTGCTGCCCGCAAGCGTTCAACATGGCTTTCACTGTAGTTTAGTTCATCCATGAGCCGGTAAGTAGCACCGGACTTCTGATCGTTACCCATGTAAAACTCGGCAAGGATATGCTGTTCGGTATCCGTAAGGCTTGACCATGCCGGTTCAAACCAAGACATGTATTCCAACGCCTGAGTGTATCGTTCTCGCAGTATGTCAATCTTATCAAGTTGTGCAGCCAGCTTGTCAGTACCAGCTTGCGGATTCCTTGCAGACGGCATCCCCGAAAGCTTGGGCGATCTGGGAGAAGTCATTTGCTCATATACATCCTTGATCTCCTGCGGAGTGTTATTGATAATAAACCTCATATTGTTATAGTCCCGGATGGCAGCAACAGTCGCCGCATTCTTGTTTATATATTTTAGCGCAATCATATGACCACCTCCTTTAGGTTTGCTTTGACCGCATCGATAAGAGCGGTCTGGGTTTTATCTTTTCGCTTGAGAGCTTTCATAACTTGTTCGTCAATTGTTTCCTTTGCGACGATGTGATGAATTATCACCGTATCCTTTTGACCTTGCCGCCAAAGGCGGGCATTCGTCTGTTGGTACAATTCCAGTGACCATGTTAGTCCGAACCACACAAGGCAGGAACCGCCAGCTTGAAGGTTCAGGCCATGTCCTGCGGATGCGGGATGGATAACGGCTACCGGGATTTCACCATTATTCCACCGTTTTATGGATTCGGCGTTATCCAACTGGATAGCAGGGAAGCGCTCCATTATCCGCTCAAGGTCATGCTTATACCAGTAGGCAATAAGCACAGGTTTTCCGTTTGCCGCTTCGATAATGTCCTCTAAAGCATCTAACTTACGGTCGTGAATACGGACAACCCCGCCATTCCCGTCATAGACCGCACCGTTGGCCATTTGAAGTAACTTATTGCTTAATGATGCAGCATTTGCTGCATCGATTTCTTTACCTTTGAGCGAAAGCACCATCTCTGACCTCATGATTTCATAATGCTGTCGTTCATCCTCTGATAAAAGGACAGGTATTTCATTTATCACTAGATCAGGTAGCTTCAGATAGTCAGTGTTTTTCATGCTGATAGTAATGTCAGAAATAAGTCGATAAATGGCTTCCTCCGCACCGGGCTTAGGCTTATAGGTAAATATGATCTGCTGATTCCGTTTATTCGGTACAAAATAGGCATTTCGGAAATGGGATATATACCTTCCGAGTCGTTGGCCCATATCAAGGATACCAATCTCGGCCCACAAGTCCATCAATCCATTGCTTGAGGGTGTTCCTGTTAACCCAACGATTCTTTTTACATATGGTCGCACTTTTCGAAGTGCCCTAAACCGCTTTGAGGTATGTGATTTGAATGATGACAGCTCATCGATAACCACCATGTCATAATCGAAAGGTAAGCCACTATCGTTGATAAGCCAATCTACATTTTCTCGGTTTATTAGGTATACCTGTGCTCTCTGCAGAAGGGCTGCTTTCCGCTGGGCTTCATTACCTATGGCAACTGAATAGGTAAGCCCATTCAGGTGATCCCATTTTTCGATTTCTGCTGGCCATGTGTCTCGGGCAACTCGAAGTGGAGCAATAACTAATACCTTGCGTATTAGGAAACTGTCCAATGTCAGGTCGAATATAGCCGTTAAGGTAATAACACTCTTTCCAAGACCCATTTCCAGCAAAATAACCGCTATTGGATGGCTTAAGATGAATTTGGTGGCATATTCCTGATACTCATGTGGCTCGTATCTCATCCAAAATCCCTCCAATCTGGCTCTCATCATCAATAACATAAACCTTAAATCCTAATTGCCTAAGCATTTCATGTCTCCGCTCCTGCAGAGGTTGAGGTTTTGATCCACTCGCTTTGATTTCAGCAAATGCGACTATTCCTCCAGGCAAAAGAATCAGTCTATCCGGTACTCCGTTATAACCGGGGGATATAAACTTTAAAGCTAGACCTCCAGCTGCCTTGACCGCTTTTCTCAATTTTTGCTCGATATATTTCTCTCTCATGAATACCTCCATGTGTTCCCAAAATCCAAAAAATCTCTATACGCGCGTATACACGTGTTTTCATGCAATATATAGCCTTTTTTCTTTACTATCATTTTTAATAGTAGTAATTGGAACAATGGAACAATGGTCATAAAGCACCGCACTAATAAAGGGGCTGGCGCCTGTTCCAATGAAGTGTTCCAAAAGGTCGTTTTTGGCACATGGGAACAGAATTTTTTGTTCCTGACTTCACACATGTTCCAAAGAACGCTCTCTTGGAACAGAGTCAGGAACAGAAGTGAGAACATACACCCATTGCGGGCCATATAACGGGATGCGCTCCTTTTTGGGCGCTATCTTCCACCCACCAATTCCTGACATAATCGCAGAGATCTCGTTGCTGTCCATTCGTTTACAGTTAGCTCGGTCTTTACCAAAGCACTCGCACCAAATCTCAAGGTTGGAGACTGAAATTCTTCTGCGGACGCCTATTTTTCGGCTTTCTCCAAATTCGGTGCCGTTTATATAAGCCCTGCGCTCATATAAGTCCATCGTGTCCCAATCTTCCGGTAATAGCATGTCTAGATAATCACGCACAAGGCCTTCACGCTCATCAGATTCCATCGCTTCCCGCTGCTCCTCTTTTGCAAGTTTTTCAAGGCTGGGATCTAGGTACAGCTTTTCGCCTGCCTTCACATAAGTAAGAGCTTCTGCCCATATCTGCAAGACTTCACTCTGCGTGAGCTGCCAAGACTTCTTTGTCCCACCGCCAGGTGTTTTTACCGGCCAGAAGCGGCGGTTGCCGGTAGTGTCCCGAAGATATCCTTTTTCGGCATTGGTGGTTCCGAAGAAAACGCACTGCCTCAGGTGCGGTGTTGCCCGGCGTCCGAAGCTAGCTCGGTAGATATCATTTTGCCGGGAAAGGAAGCTGCGGAGTGTTTCCAACTCAGCCTTCTTCAACCCAGCAAGCTCTCCGATCTCCAGTATCCAATAGCCCTGCAGCTTTTCAGCGGCTGTCTTGTCTTTGGTGTCCGAAAGCGAGAGACTGTCAGAAAACCACTCACCACCCAGCTTGGCGATGAGGGTGCTTTTACCCACACCCTGTGGGCCGTTTAGCACCAGCATGGAGTCAAATTTGATGCCGGGTGTCAGGACACGTGCAATTGCAGCACACATGGTCTTTCTTGTGACAGAGCGTACATATGCGTTGTCGGTAGCACCTAGGTAATCAACCAACAGGGTATCCACACGCAGTATTCCGTCCCATTCAGGCAGAGTATCTATAAACTCACGTATCGGATGATATGATCGGTCATCAGCTACCTTCGTAACTGCAATCTCATAATTTCGCGCAGAGAAGGTTCCGTAGTGGCTGTCGATATAACTGATCAGCTGGGCATCATCTGCGTCCCGCCAGAATCTTGATGGATGCAGCCACGGCACTTCACCCTTAATTTCTAAGCTGTCGGAGAGCTGGTTGAACACAATCCCCTTGAGTGCGGGATCATTTTCAAGAATTAACGTGAGATTGCGAAGGGTGTTTTTCACTGCGCCATTCTTCTCAAGCTCTAGCTGCTTTTGCCAGTCCTCATTATTGAATTCCAATTTAGCCTGCGCCTTGCGTTCCTCAGCGAATTGCTCCTTTACGCGTTCATCCTTAATTGCCATCTCTGTCATTGCTCTAAAGGACGGGAGCTTACCGGGTGGAGTATCCTCGGTTGTTTTATCATCCAGATCACTGAATCGGTGTATGCGTACAAGGTCAAACGAGTTGAGCAGCTTTCCGCATGCTGGATCGGTGGCATGGTGACTATAGGCAAACTTACCATCGTATATGACCAGGCCCGCCGAAGAATCAGCAGGAATATAATCGTACCTTCCATGGATTGCGCTTGGCTCATATACATCAGAGAGAAACTCTTCTATTGCTTCCATGATGGAGTACGCTCGGCAAAACGCCCCCACCACACCTTCCTTTGTTAGTGGATCTGCTTGCCGGGTTATCTGTCGTCGCACGACCTCTGATTGCCGTGATGACACCGGCCACACAGAGGTATCTCGCCAGTCAGCATATTTGGAAAGATACACGTCCGGATCAAGCAGAGTTCCATCCTTCTCCCGGAACACAAACTCACCGTCGGATGGTGTCGATGGCCAGTACATCAATCGTGAAGCCTCATAGGTGGTATCATCGAACAGATCAATTCCGATTTCTTTTGCCACCATGCGGCCTAGCGCTGGATATTCGTCCTCACTGACCTCGCGGGAAAGCGGTATGATTAGCCGAAGTCTTGGAGCTTCAGGCGTATGCTTATGCGTGGAATATACACAGCTCTGCCAGTCATGGAGAGACTCGATCATTTCCCAAGTATCGGGCTTTGCATAATCCATATCCAGGGTAAGCATCGAGCGGCATAGTACATAGCCGTTTCGGCGCTTACCCTCCCGAAGGGCTCCTCCCACAAAGCCGCCCACATCCTTAATGGCATCTTGACGGGCTCGATTCATCTTACGAAACTCCGACACCGTCTCAGTTGTACGCTTTGTGGTACGAACAGTGTTTTTGAAGTCCTCCCAGGTGATGTCACGATTTTTCCACTTTCTGTCCATGCGGTTGTTTCCGACCGCAATCTTCATATTCGTTCCACCTCCTCGCAATTTTCCGTAAAGTATCTGATTGGAATAAGTCGCCGTTTTGCTTTATCGATCTCGGCAGCCATCCCCGGCGAAATATGGCTGCCAAATACCCAGAGCTCATCACATTTACACAGCCAAACCATACCAAATATCAAGCCAAGTCTCCGCTGTACTGGATCGCTGTCGTCCAACACCTGTGGGTAAAGCAGGTGTGGCGCGAACGGAATCGCACCTTTGTCCACTGCGAACTTTAGGTATCGCTTGGCGTTAAGGGTATTGCGCTTGATGTTACCCGCATAAGGAGAGCAAATAAACACGCAGGGCTTCCAGCCTTTTGCAATTTCCTCACGGATAATATTTTCCAGTGCTTCTGCAGCAGTGGGATCAGGGTATCCTTCTGCATTAAATTTGCTGATGTACATTTTAATCACCACCAGACAGCAACGCGCCCGTGGCTTCTGCATCCGTGATGTCAGTTTTGTGCACCAGCTGTGCTTTGAACCACTCGAGCTCGCCTTTAAGATACTCGTTCTCGGCTGCCAGTGCCTCTGCCTTGGCTTCATACTTTATTCCTTCGGTTAGCCCATGAATTATGGCAAAGGTAAAGCAGTAGATGCAAAGATACATTAATACCCACGGAAGCGCGGATGCTATTTTTGAAATGAATTTTTTCCCAGGTCTCGTTTTCATTTCTCTTTCCATGTTACATCACCTCATTCAAGACCTTGTTCCATAAGTGGAAGGTAGCCATGGGACTTAAGCAGCTCATAAATAAAAAGGCGGCCTTTCTGTGTCCAGTAAGTATGAACCTTCGCGTGGTACTCACCATCGCTGCCAAGGTAGTTATGGGTTTTGGTGCATGTATACCCGTTTATACCCGTTCTGCGCATACTTTTGATATAGAAGCCAGATGTTACCTTGTTTAAACTGCACTCCGAGGGTGTGAAGATACTCATTAAGCCATTGACCGGACTTCCCATAATCTTTTGCGATAGTAGTAATTGCAACCGCGTCTTTGCAGTTTAGGATAACGTAATAATAACTGGCCTTCGGTTTCATCTCAGCAATTTGCTGTCTCTGGATGTGAACTGTTTCTGTAAGAGCGGCATTTCTTGCCCGTTCAGCCTTAAGCTCCTGAAGCGCCCTGATTAGAAGATCAGG